TCTGAACCAATAGCCACACCAAGTGAAGTTCGAGCCGTGGCACCTGACTCTGTTACAAAGTTGGAACCATTGCCAATGATGATGTGTGAATCAGTTGGTGTCAATCCTGCAATGTCATCAAGTTGGGCATCATGTGCTTGAACGTTTGTGCCAATGGTCAGACCAAGTGATGTGCGAGCCGTGGCACCACTTTCACCAATCCATTCAGAACCATCACCAACCAAGAAAGTGGAATCACTTGGTGTCAGTGTTGCATTCACATCATTGATTGTTTTGAGATTAAGAACAACAGAACCAGTCAATCCGTTTACTGTTGACACTGCATCAGTATTATCAATAACATCAAACATAGAGGAGTTAATTGGGGAGGCTGCATCTTGATTGAATACAATGTGATCACCTACATTTAAGGTGACCCCTGCTAGGGTTCCACCTGTGGAAACAATATAAAAGTCACCTTTTGTACTTGTGGTTAAGTCTGGTGTATTTGTGGCAGCGTTATATGATCCTTTATATACAAGACCACCCGTGACGCTTCCTGCTGTGGCTGGATTAGGTTTTATTTCAATACTCATAAGTCACCTATTTTTCAAAGCCTGCAATAAAATAAACTGTATCGCTTCCCGAGCCTTTTTTATAGGCTATGGTTGTGACATCTGTTGAGATGGTTGCTATATCATCGCTGTAAGAATAATCAACAGGTAACTCATTTGTGATAGCGTCACCTGCACCCGTTCGAGCACGGTATTTGATATACATCAAGTCAGATCCTTTATTGACAACAGCCAAGAAAGCAAACTTTAAACTTGCTGCACATGCTGAACCCGTGGTTGAATCCACAAAGTCTGATGACACTAAGTCATTAAAATCAGTATTATTGACAGAGGAAGCATTAAATACACCTCTGATATTACCGGCGCTAATTGGATCATTGGTTTGAAATCCCATCTTTTGTATCTCCTGTATTAGGTTGCGTCTTTGCTTTGATCACGTTGGACCCTGCAAAGATTAAGAATAAGCTATCAATAGCACTTATGATTTCAGCATGTGCTTTATTGATTAAAGCAAGTATAAAGAGCACAAGCAAGGTACAATAAAACGCCATTGCTTTTCTGCCACCAAAAAAATCAAGAAGTGTCTTCTCTTTATCTTCTGTGTGTTCTTCTGTTTCACTCATCATAATCCTCATCAATTAAACGATAAACATGAGCAACGTCTTTTAGATTTCGAGTACGCTTGACAACACCCTCAACCCAATTTTGATCTGGTCCTACACCGTGCGCATTCCCCTCGATTGTGTGAAAGTCTCCATCTTTATTGGGAATTGTTCGAGCAAGTGTGATGTGATTTCCGTAAAATGGTGTCTGTTCTTTGGAAGTGAACACAACCACAAGGTCACCCGGTCTAATATCCTCTTTGTTTTGATAACGAGATGTTTGTAGCCAATTGTCATAAAGTCTATAACATGAAGGAAAGATTTTAGATCGAATATTGAAGCGTACCTTTGGACCATAAACAGCAGCGGCAAACGCACCACACCAAGCAAATTGACCGTTTTTTACATAGTCATCTTCCCAAGTCCAACCAAGAGCATTTTTGTTTTTGATGTAGTAAGTGATTCTGCTTGAATCTCCACCCTCGCCGGGTTCGGTAATATTGTCACTCCATTCTGATTCTGCATTCTTCAAAACATAAGACACATTCTCATGTGGATTTACATTTCTTTCAATGTTTACCTGGATGTCTTTTTTTACATTCACATCTATATTGATCTGATTAAATGCTCGTCTATATCTTCTCACTTCATGTTCAAGTATATCCAGTTTCTCTTCCAATTGTGCCTTTGTGAATCTGCTCATACATATTCCTTTCCTTTTTCGGTTGATGCAATTATACCCTGAGAATCAGCGATATAAGCGTCAATCTTTTGATCTGCGTTTGCTGATGTAAATATAGTCGGTTCTAGTGTACCGTTTAAAGTTGAGATGCCATGAGATGCCGTAAAGGTGATTGTGGCTGTGGTTCCATTATCGACTATAGAGGAGATGATCAAGCCTGTGATTGATCCATCTTGATTGCCCGGCGGTAGGTAGTCCACAACATCATCCGCTTTAAAAAAGTCAGAATCTTTCACATCAACACCCAAGGCATTAGAGTTTGAAAAAGTATCTTGATCAATTGTGACTGTAGTTGTGGAGGGTGTTGCTGTTACAAGTGCTGAATCATTCCATGAAGTAGATTTTAATCCAGTGTGTATTAATTCAATTTCACAACCCTCGCCCATTAATTCCTGATGTATTGAACGAATAAAACCGACACCGTCAGTCACTCCATAATCTGCACCATATGACTTCAAAAAAGGAGAGCTTACCACTGCATATCTTCCTACATCCATGAGAGCGCTTTGACCTGTTCCAATTGAACCACGCCACACCCTTAAAGGGTTTGATAAAAGATTAAATATTCTTGTGACGACAGGTAAGAAGAATGAAAAAGTATCACCACCTGTTCCCCCTATTTGATCAGTAGATACACCGAATAAATCTAACTTAATTCCTTTAGTCTCATTGTTATATCTATTAATAGCCTCTTGATTATTAAAGACTCGTTTGGTTCTTAGTTTCTGTTCATTTACATCATAATCAAAATTGATTTCAATCTGTGTGACTATATCCTCATAAGTTGACCATCTTGGTGGATCATCAGAAAGCCAGTCACCTTCATTGACTGTGAGCGCACTTGCTGCCGCTTGTTCGAGTCCAATGGGTTGCAGTGCAATCTTGCACCGTCCATTCTCATTTCTTCTCATCACAAGCACCGCACCCATGGCTTGGAGAAGTGGGGTAAGTACTCCTCTAAAATCCTCACCCTCACTTCTCAAGTCAAGGTTAATCATAATGTTTGGTATAGATTCATATTGCAAGAATGAGTTTATATCAATTTCAGATTGGTCAATATTTAAACCGAGTGAAGATTGATCAAAGTCACCATTTACGCTTGATCCTCCACCAGATTGTAAAAGTCTTAAGATTGCCTCGCCGGGTGTTTGAAATGTAATTCGATTACTTAAATATATTTGTGCGGGTTCAAAGCCTGACCAATCACCAAAGCTCGAGCGCCTTGAGTCTGCAAAGGGTTCCTCTATATGTAGAAGAAAGCCTATGCTTGCACCGTCAAAGGTTGCGACAGTTTGGTGAGTGATAGGAAAAGTCTGTGTAGATTCCTGCTCTTGTAATCTGTCATAATAAGTCACCTCAATTGAAAAGGTGACGCCTGCACTAGCTGCCGTGGGAAGTCCTAAATTATCTTTCACCAGTATAGTTGGTTCACCATTTTGATAATAGGCTAGGGCTGTTCCTCTAATCTCATTCTTTTTACTTTGTCCCTTCCTGTCTCCACCTGTAAAGCTTGCCCAACTTGCAGACTCAAAGGGTTCATCCACGGCCCCCCTTTGCTTGATAGGGTCAGTGGGAAAAGGCGTCACCCATATATCAAAAGGATAGTATAACCTTTCCATATTATCAGTAGTATAAACACCTGTTGAGTTATTATCCCAAATCCCTAAAGGTGGCAGTTCATAAACAAACTGCAAATAGTTTAAAGCCCTTTTACCTGTAAAAAAGAAAACTGCCGTATTGGCTGTTTCTCTATTTACTAAAGACTTCATCATAAAACTTGTATCGTCTGAAATCTTCCAATTTATAAAAGCGCCTAAGGTTCCCTGACTTGATCCAGTTTGATTGGATTCTAAAACTGTATTGATAATTTCAGGAAATCTTTGAACCCCTGATGTTAATCTATACGATTTCACCTCACCTCGAGGAGTTCTTACTTTAACTCTTTTAGTGGCTGATGTACCAGGTACAAGTGTATTATATGTGGGGTTTGTATTATCATAAGTTAATGAAGTAGAACCCATCGTATGGGGGAAGAGTCTGCCATCCGAATTAATGATCTCAGGATAGCGAGGATGGATTATAAAATTACCATTGTTTGACGGTGGTAAACTTGCGTCAAAAGTTGTTCCATGGTCTATGGGTAAATCACTTGTAGAGTAGGTTAAGGTATTAGAGGCTGTTGAACCCGTGACTCTAAATGATTCGCTCTCTGTTGTAATAATAGCAAACTCTAATTTGGATCCATGTAAGTCATCAAAGTGATGAAAGCCTTGAAGCAATTGTGTTTTAGTTGCTGTTTCAGAAAGCTTATTATCAATCAAAGCGGTGAGAGGAACTAAAGATAATTCAATAGAATCTATGCTTTCCACATTTGGAGACTGCTCTATAAATCCATTAATGATTTCAGTCATGGCATTTATAGAGCCATCAGGTCTTTTCTGTCCCATAAACAAGGAGGCTTTGCGCCCTCGAAAGTTCACTATCTCGGTGAAGACCTCAGGAACATTTGTTCCACCCAAAGAAGAAACATGATTCTGTATGGGTGTTCTTCCAACTCCTCTATTAGATATGGTTAAAGTGGTTGATGTTGCACCACTTACCCGCACCGTTTCGGCACCAATGTGCATGACTCGAGGGTAAGAAAGAGAAGTGAAATCTTGATCTATTGTAATTGTTTTAGTCGAATCATTATGAAATATATCAGTCGAGATTTGAGCTTTACTAATATCTGTGGCACGTGGTCCACATCTTCCAAAGACTACATGAGGGTCACTAGAAGTACCTCTCAATCTTTCACTCGATAAAGTAATCGAGACTGGTGCATAGTCAGCAATGCCACCAGCAGGATCAACACTAGCTTGATAGGCGCCCACACTCACTATTCCTTGTACATTGGTATAGGCTACACCTGTTGTTAAATTAGCGTTTAAATTGGTTGTACTAATATCTACATCATCAGATACATATCTGATTGAAAGACCACCAATCTCTAAAACAAAAACTCTTCTCCCATTGTCCTCAAGTATGCTCATGGTGTCACCTCAGGTTGATATAAATCAAAGAAAGAAACAGAAACTAAATCACAGTCCTCTACTTCAACTTCAAAAAGCAACATATCACCACGGTTCGAGGTTGGTATGTACAATGGTCTAGGGTCATCTGTACCACTTGTACCACTTGGTGGATTGTAAAAGGTTGCCCCTGTTGTGGCTGTGGCTGGTCTGTCTAAGTCTCCATCATTAAACATTTGTAAATGAGCAGGGAAACTAAACTTAACTGCTTTGGAAAGCACTGTGCCGCTTGTATCCTTAATTCTAAATGTGATTGCCGGGCTGTTTCCACTGCTTGAATTAGTTGCCACATATTGAAAAATAACACCAATCCATTCACTTATGGGGGTACTTGCATAATAAAAAGAATAAAACTTGCTTGTCTTATTGAGACCCGGTGAGATGCCAGACCAATTGGTAAAGGTTGGAATGTTTATTATGATTCCATAATTAGCACTTGTGTCTTTGGCGATTGTATAATTTGCATGTCCTAAAAACTTACAATGAGACATTTGTACTAATGCCTGAGCAAATTGATTTACTACACCACCCATAACAGTCACACCCATAAAGGTGGCTTGTTCTCTAGCCAATGGTTGAAAAGATCGAGGTATAAGCATTTAATTACTCCAAGCAGCTAAGGCGGTGATTCTTGGTAAACTGTTCACCGCTGCTAATCTTGAAACATTATCTAGTAAAGTATCGGATTCTGTATAAGCAGTGGGATTTACTTTATATAAAGGTACTCCAAAGTTAATGGACTCTAGCGTTGTGTTTTCGAGGTCAGGAGTAAAGTTAAATTCATTCCACCCATTTGCATCAACTGAAAAGATTCTATTCATAAAGGCGAACTTTTTAGTACCACTTATACCGACTACATAAATCCACAAAGTAATCTGACCACCTCCGACAAATAAGGGGCTTTGTAGTTGCATTGTTTGACAGTCTCCAATACCTAAAGTCTTGGATCCTCGACCTCGACCTGCGAAGGCGCTGGATGGATTTTCGACACCTGACCAAATGAGCAAAGGTCTTTTTCTAGTGCGCATTGTTTGAATGTTGTTTCTCCATTGTACACCCGCTCTAGAGGTAAGTGCATTTTTAGCGCCTAGTCTACTAATACCAAAGGGTGTAATTTTGTCGGCACCCTGTGCGCTCTCACTTGTAGCCAATGGTGTCGTTAATGCAACGAATCGAGATGCCACCGTTTGAATATCTAAATCATAAGTAATTGTATCTACTTTTCCACTCATAACAATATCCAAATAAGTTGCTGTTGTAGACGTGGTGAAGGTGTGGGTGACTGTACCATGTGTGTGAGTGCTTGCTGTGGATGTCACTGAGATTGTACTATTACCCTGTGATACTCCATTACCATCTGTCAAAGTGAATTTGATTGTCCCTGTTCCTGCTGATGTCAAACGAGAGGCAACATGAAACTCAATACTTGTATGATCATTTGAGGGCATAGGAACACGCCACCGACATAGATCAACATAGGTCTTAGAATTAGTCACGCAAGTGTGAGCATCAAAAGATTGGCTGATACTGTTAGAGGTGCCACCGTGCGCATGAAGATAATTAGATAGTTGTCCCATACGAGCCAGAGAGGCTGTCTTTATAATGCGTCCTGCAATGAGGTCACCTGTATCAGGTATATCAGGAGGAAGTGTAAATGTATTTGCCATTTTATAAATGCTCCATAACTAAAGTGACGGGTACTCTTCTTTTAAGTCTGTTTGGATATGCCAAGTTGATGCTGTTGGCATCTAATAAAGAACACCTAATTCTTCCTGTGTTGCCATTGTCCTCAGAAGTAAAAAGCAAACTAAAAGCCGCCTGACTTGCTGTCACTCCACTTGTAATTAATGAGCGCCTTGAGTCTCCTACATTCTGATAAAATGCTATCCTTTCACCATCTCCGATAAATGAAATAAAGTTATTAGTAAAATGACGATATAAATCTTTTTGATCAAGTAAGGCGTCAAGGTCAAAGAGTAAAATGGATTGTACATAAGATCCAACAAAGTTTGAGGCATAGCCTCCCCCAATTTTACGCCTTGATTGTGTCACTGTTTGTGTTGTCATGTGGTGATCTTGATAAGGTCTGGATGGAAACAGTGTACCTGGTAAAGGATAATCAGCAGTAAATGTTTTGAATGAGGTTCCTGTGGGTGTCTCATTTCCACTAAACCCGAGCCTATCTCTAAATGTAGTGTTTACCCAAGTAACATCAGAAACAGAGTTTGAATACATGCACTCTACATGACCACTATCATTCAAATACCACTTGATTAGATTGGATGAATTTGCGCTTATATCTAGCTTTTCTAAGCAGTCTGTTGAATGCAAATCATCTATATCACTTGTAGTTCCTCGTTCTCTTATGGCAACGATTAAATCTTGTACTTTTAGATTTCCTGTAATATCAAAACTAAAAGTGTTTGCCCCTGATGAATCTTGGAACTCATACTCTGAGTCACTTGTATCGTTTCCTCTTGTCCAATCATTAGGACATGTAAAGGAAGTTGCTGCCCCTGCATAGCTTGAACTTCCAACACCTAAAACATCAGACCCGCTTTTAAATCTAACTCGAAAGCTATTGTCACAGGTGATCAAGATCTTATCATTTGCATTTATTGTAACGGTCCAATTGGTACCAAAAAGGCTGGTGGATTGTAATAAGTCAGATACTGCAAAGCCTGACTCTGACCCCCTACCATTTAAAAAACTGATAGCATCATCAAAGATGCCCTCACCTGTTCCAAATGTAGGCAAGGTTATATTATTTGAACCACGGCTAAAGACTGTTGAACCGCTCCAAGTTCGAGCATTAAAAGAACTTAATAAAGCAAAGTTAGGTGAGGGATTATTTAAAGACATACTATCTCCTATTCATTCTAGGTGACCCTCTCCTCGAGGTGTTCATTATGGTTACGAGTCTGTCGGCAAGTGCCTGTTCTGCTGCCTTCTTTGTATCGTATACTACAGCACCACCAAAGTTAATATTAAAAACCATTGAGTCGTTTTGAATCTCTTCTCTTTGTGGACTTGGTGCCGTTGTAGGTGTACCCGTTGGTGACGAGCCTCCTCCAGTGCCGCCGCCTGTGCTTAAGGCATTCCCTGCCGCACCTGCAACTACCGCCGCCGTTCCAAATAAAGCAGCCGCCTTAAAAGATGCAGCCGATTTGGGGTCACCTAATGCCACCTGTGCGAATCCTTTAGCTAAACTCATCAAAGATTCAACACCTGCCTGTTGAGCTAATCCTTTAAGAATCCCTGCCGTTGCCTCTTGGAATGAATCACCAAATAATAAAGCACCTACCGCCGCCTCTGCAAACCCTTTGCCATATTGATCAAAGTAGTCTGTCAATAGTTCAGTTTGCTCTTGTAAACTTTCTTGCTCAAGTTTAGTTCTCTCAAGATTAAATCTTTGTTGTATAGAGTTTAAACTTTCACCTTTAGCCTTTGCGAGTTCAACTTCTTTACTAAATTGAAGTTCTAACAAAGTGAATCTTTTTTGTTGATCTGCTTGCAACTTTCCAAAATCAGTGACTGATTGATCAACCTCTAAATCTATTAAGCCCTCTGCTAATTGGTGTCTTAGTTCTATTTCTTTTATATTGTTTTCTTTTATCTTATCAAGTCGAGCGTCATCGAGTTGTTTTTCTTCAAGTGTCTTTTGTTTTTGGATTTCTCTGAGTGCTAATTGATGACGTCTTTCCTCAATCATTCTTTCGGTAGAGAATATCTTAGTGCTTCTTAATCCTACTTTGTGTCTCTCTTCCTCAAGTGCGATTGATTGCTCAATACCTTCTTTTTCAAGTTTAATCTTAAGCATCCTATTTTGAGACATCAAGGCCAAGTCTCGCCTTGCTTCTTGTACTTGTTGCTTTAATCTTGCCTCTGATTGCTTTTTTCTTGCTTGAAATAATTTTGCAGATTCTTCTTTTTCTTTTTTTATTATTTCAATTTGTTTTTGTTGTAGTCTAAGTCTCTCAACTTGCTGGTGTGTGACTTTTCCTTCCAACTTTAAAAGGTTTAAAATGGTTTCTACTTGACCATGGTTAGCGTCTTCAAGTTGTTCCTCGAGCTTTAATAGTCTTAGTTTTTGGTCATGTTCTGCTTGAAGTAAAAAAAGTTCATCACCTTTCGCCTGTTCCTTTGCCTTTAATAAAGCAAGTTCTTTTTGTAGATTCGCAAGTTTTTTGGCATCTGCTTTTAATGAATCTGTTGATCTTTTTTCAAGCTCTTGTTCTTGTTCAGCAGCTCTCATCAACTCATCAAGAGTATCCTGTTGTACTTTTTGAAACTCATGTAAAACTTTTTGTGACTCTTTTCTTGCTTTAATAAGGTTTCTTTCTGCCGCCTGTTTCTTCAATACATTTTGTACATAGACCGCACCTCCAACCTCTTCAGATTTTGCCTCCTCACGTGCTGCATCTGTGGCTTGTTTTTTTGCTAGTGTAATCTTTTCAAAGGTTTTTCTATATTTAGTCATTGCTTTTTCAAAATGCTCTTTAGCAAGTTGTGACTCAATGACTGCCAATGAAAACTTTTCAAGCTCTCTAGTTGTGGGTATCACACCTTTTTCTGCTAGTGCCTCAAGTTTGGATTGCAAGTCTGAGGAAGCAGCGTTCATGGCCTCCTCTGCTTCTTGTGCTTCTTGAGCTGCTCCGGTGATCTGTCTAAATGTGTCATAAACTAAAACACCAGCAGCAACCACAGCGCCAATTGGACCGAGTAAAGCTAGAAAACCCTTGGCGCCTGTGTTTCCAAGATTCGCAATGCCCGCACCTAACCCTTTAAAAGACTCTTTTAATTCACCCACAGCACCGCCCACATTCTCTAAACCTTCACCTAGCTTTTCATTAGTAGCACCGAGTGAGGAGGCTAATGAAGAACCTGTTTCACCAAGTCCCTCTAAGCCTTCCGTAATTTCATCTATCTGTTTATCTACTTTTTTGGCACCAGATAGTGCAATTTCAATATCAATTTCGGGATCACTGAGAGCCATGGTTTAAGTCCTTTATTTGTTGGTCATGTAAACGGCTTTGCATTTCTTTAGTGTTATTATCGAGTATATCAAAGCTTTCTAAAATTGCACATGATGGGTTCTTAAAAACCTCAGTTAATCTAATTAAGCCTGATTGATGTCTATTAAATGCAGTGATTACACTAGCCATTTTATTCATGCTTGCCACGGGACAAGACCTTACTTTTAAGTCACTGTAGTCTTGTCCACAATTGGGGGCAATCCTGTAACCGGGTATGTAAAGACCATCTTGGTCTTTTTGTACAAGTGGCAAACCTTCTTTAAATGATCCTCCACAATTACCCCTTAGTTTTCTAAGTCCTTGCTTTGATCTGCATTGGTCGCATGACCATGAGCGCCCCTTACTAAATGGAATCCATACAGCAGAGGCAAGGGCTATTTTCCCTCATTACCTACTAAAGATATTCTTTGTATATGTAAAACGAGTTCAGTAATAGCTTGTATTCTGTGTGACTCTGGTCTTATGGCTTGTATATTCTCAAGGGTTGCTTCTTCACCATCAATGGAAATCAAAGAGGCTCTTATCATTTCTAAGTAAACTTTGTTTAAATATGATTGATAGGAGGAAAGAGCGTGCTTTTCCTCGTCTGTGAGTTTATGATGCCATTGAGCTTTTTCTTTATCGTCAGATGGTGACTCAATCCATAACATTCTACCAAGTTCAGAACGTGTAAAAGATCCTGCTCGAACCTCTGCCTCTTCTCTTTCACTTGGTGATAAAGCTTTTATTTTAAAGATTGTGGCTTCCTCACTAGCTACCCCATTAAAAACCCCATCATTTAAATATTCTTTTCTTTGGTCTTCATCAAGTTCAATTGATGGGTCAAAAGATAAGTATATATCCATGGTTGAATCTGAGGATACTAGGAAAGAAATAGCCATACCTTAAACTCCTAAACCGATTCTAAGGGGTGAGTTTGCCGCGCCACTTTCTGACACATCGCCACCGAATCGACTTTGTTTATATGTCAATGTTTGCCTTACGATGTCGTTACCGCTTACATCATAGGCGCTTGGGTCATTGGATAAATATGCACTAGGCAACATAAAAGCACAACCCAAACCGTTACCTATTGGTCCAGTTCCAACTAATACTTGTCTCACTGTTCGATTAAAATAATCTTGATTAATAGTTGTGTTGACTGTGGATAAAGTCAAGTTTAACTCTACATCCACATCAGAAATCTCCATTCCATTCATGGCAAGTATAGAATCAGAGTGACCAAGAGGTGTCAAAGTGTTTGTGATTGTAAGGGTGAAGTCTTCACAGTCAAGTTTAGTTCGAGCAAGTTTGTCACCCGCTGTGCTTGCATTGGTTAATGATGTAGGTGAAGTGGTTGAGATCACCACATAAGAACCACGGAAAAAAGGTGGCGCCCCTGTATTATAAGAGGGTTCAATTGGTCCAACTGCATTACCATGATCATCTTGAATACATGCAGATTGATATGTTAATTCAGCCATGACCCGCCCATTATCTAAACTAATAGATACAGATTCTAAAACACATCCAAAGCAATTGGTTTTAAAGTTTACACCATTGACTTGAAAGGCTACACTTGCAACCTTTTCACCGGTATTAGTTCGAGATCCGGGGTACCATGTTTGTAACGCTCTTATTGTGTCAGAAGGTGTCAAAGCAGAAAGAGCGGGTGAGATTGAAATCTTACCCGAATCATCATTATCTGTGACCGCTGTATACTCTGCACGTCCTGCAACCTCAACACCCAATAAATTACCAATTGCGTAATTAGTGTTTGTTTCTGTAGGTGTAAATGAATTTGTATTACTTACACCCGTAGGATTATCAGAAGTAAATGAATGCTTAGCAGTTTTAAAACCTGCACCTAAAAGATAACCAAGATAATTGGTATCGTAATTATCTGCTACCGTTCCAATGGTAGTCAAATCCAATTGAATCACCACTTGACCAGTCCGTCTTCTTACACGTGATCCACTTGAAAAAACTGTGTCTGGCTCAGGTGGTAAACCATAGGAACCGTCACGGGCATCATTTCGTTCTGATGCCACGGGTTCACCATAAATCACAATTGGATCACGTTCGCAAGGCACTGATACAAAAGTCAATCCAGAGGTTGAGGGTAGTCCTGTTGTAGAATCCAAAGATCCGAATGTAGTTTCATTAATAACGCCGATTGATCTGTGTGTGACGCTCATGTTTAATCCTCCAAGTATAAGAGATCAAATGGTAGTAAAAGGATAATTGCATCAATTACACCATTTAAATCTTGAATGTTTTCCGTTGTGGGTGAACCAGGTATAAGTGAGACTATACCGGTATTAACTAAATCATAGTTTGGACCTTTCAAAGTATCAATCAACTTTGAAGCATCTTCATTTATTAGACGTTTTAAAAACCCTAAATCTTGGGGTATATCGTATCTCACTCTCAATTCAATAGAGGTTCTTTTCCTGCCACTTAAACCCGCCTCTCCATCATCAGAAGCAAATCCTATAGTATCAAGTTCAAAGTATCGAGTATTATTTGTTCGAGTCTCTAATGGCTGTGTTCTTCCTGTACCCGTGGCAATGGCAACAAAACCATGATGTGAATCCGTCTTAGGTGTTATTGATTCAATCATAGATTCAAGTTTTTCTAGTGCTTTGAATATTCCTTGACTCATTATTTACTCAACTTATCGGCTATGGTTTGACGTGCTGTGACTATAATCAATCTCACATCATCAGGAGAAAGACCAAGATACTCACGTTTTTGATTTACTGCATATCCATAGTATTTAACATTATTAGTTAAGCCAATAACAAAGCGGGTTTGTGTAGCTTTTAAAATTACTAGATTGTTCATAAGTGATCCTGAAAGAACTAGGTCAACCTCTGCACTGTCTGTTTGACCTGGTACAGTACCCCTTTTTCTAGAAAGATTCTTGTATTCTCTATATCCACCGTCAAACCTCATGGTTTTACCCGTCCTACTCAATACACCGCCTTTAGGTTTTAATCTTGCCCCTGTGCCTTTATCTAAAGAGATATATATTCTTTTCTTTGAATACTGTTTGAACTTTGTACCATTTGCATCTATGCCCCTGCTTGTTCTCAATTTTATAGATGCAAGTGTATCCATGGCGAGGCGCATGGTGTCCGCTTTGGTCCAGATCTGCTTGGGAAGATTTAATTTTATTTTACTTGGCATATTACCTCCAAATAGGAAATTACTTCCTATTTAATGTTTCATGCCTCTTGTGGCTGTAAAGAAGGCATCGTCACTTGTTCGAGTATAGCCTTTATAAGATGCCCTAAAATCCGAAGTCTTACCGCCTGTCTCTCTTCGATCAAGTTCGCCTTCATCTATTACACCGTCACCATCTACATCTAAGGCTAAAGACCTCAAGGCAATCTCTAATAAATCAAGTGACCTTTGTCGCATTTGTTCAGCTATATCCATTTGTAAGCTTTGCTCGTAAATCATGGCTGTAGTGCAATATGCGTGACTTAAATGGAATTGTTCAGGATTGAAAACCTCATCCTCTGTCACATGATCTGCTATCACCACATCTCGAACTTGTAAAATAATCTCATCAAGTGCGCCTTTGATTTGCGGTTTATAATCGCTTTGTCTTCTTGGAATCATGTCTGCTAATTGTGGAAAAAGTGCCACCAGATCATCGTGAGTCAATCCAGTATCAAAAGGTCTTGGTGTAGACTTAATTAAACCTTTTTCCTGTTTAGACTGTGTGAGCGCCCCAAGGTCTGTTACATAGTTGATTTGATATGGGTATGTGTTAGCCGTGGTCAATACTGTGATTGTATTGGCTAAGGTTGTAGACCACAAGGCAAACTCTAAAGAAGCGCTTACAGATAAATCAATCTCACGTGGTAAAGGCTCGGCTAGTATGGCAGTGGTTCCCACAATACGAACTACAGTCACATTGTAAAAGGTATCACCATTGGTAATCAAAAAACCTTTCATCTGATCACGTTGTAAACCTGTCGCTTGATTATCAACTGTCAAAGTCCTACGATCATTTGCAATGGATGTGACTGTAGCGTTTGACCTTGATTGGTTTAAATCATAATTGATACTGTCTAGAGTCAGAACCGGGGTGCCTGAGATTGGACTAGGTGCAATCCAGTCGAAAGTGTATGTTTTATTTAATACTGCTTTTCTCATCTTTTCTTAGCTCCACTGTTAGCATCTGTAATATCTTTTGAGGTTGCCTTCTTGAGGTTTGCAAGTTCTACAAAGTTAGAAGTTACAGGACTCCAAGAGTGACGACAGTTATACCCGCCGCCTGAGGATCTAACTGAAAGACCTTGATTGTTATTAAGCTTACTCATCTGATCTTTACTGATCACTTTGTTTATAAGTGCTCTACAAAAGTTTCGTGTTATCCCGTCCTTTGGTCCTGTATATAAATACAAATCCATTCCAACGGCATCGGCTGCAATCATATTTACAGATCTTCCAAATTGACTAATCTTGGTTCGAACCTCTGTTGTTAATGAACCCGCACCACGCTCCAAAGATTGAGCAAGGTTGCTCATGGCTTGATCTTTGGGAGTATCTACAACCATACTCAATAAAGAATCTCTCATGTTTTTTGATACACTTGGCACTACTATATCATCAAAAACATTTTGCACAGTTAAAGTCTTAAGTGCCTCTGTTTCATTATCAATAAAGAGAGGTGTCCAAGTAGGGTCAACAACTGTTAAGGATTCATTTATTGCTTGTATGAGTTTATCTTGCTGTTCAATAAAATCCTCTATTGATTCAGCAAATCCGCCTTGTAAAACAAGGTCTATCAATTCTTCTTTTTGAAGATTCAATAATACAGCAGGATCAGTTTGTTTTAGTAGTTCGTCAAGTTGTTTTACTAACTTCTTTGATGAAGAGGAATAAACTTTTTCAAATTGATCCGCTGCTTTTTTTTCTGCTTTTAGTTCTTTGATCTTTGCTTTGGTTATGTCACTGAGTTGCTTAGGTTGATTCTTTAATTGTTTCTGCAAGTCTTGAATTGCTTTTTCATCAGCATCAACACTTTCAGCTAACATCACATGAGAATGATCACCTAAGCAACAAAACATAAAATACTCTTATAGACAATCAGTCACTAAGAATCCAAAGGAGGAATCAATCATCTTGAACTCGTTTACTGATTCAGCCCATACGTAACGCCGAATTAAATCAAGTGAGTCGTATTGTCCTGCAATCATGTCTTTGTATTCAAAGTCTAGAGCGGTTACAGGCATTGCCTTAACATTTCCTGTCTTTGATACAATTGCATCAGAACCCTTCATAATTCCCATAAAGATTTGGTCACTTGTCCAGATGTAACCCTCTGAAGATGTGGCACCGGCTACGGCTGTTTCACGGCGTGCGGCTCCAACATAAACATGAGGAATGCCAAGCACGTTACGCAATACTTGGATGATCGCCTCATCATTTAATAAAAGGTTTCCACTTGCAATACCAGCAGTAGCGTCACCTACATAACCACGCATCTCTGGGTTACGGGCAAGCTCTCTAAAGATGTCACGGCCCAAGATGAGAGTATCTGGATTGATGCCGTGTGAGTTTGCAAATACCAAGTCTTTTACGATGTGAAGATCGCTTAAAGGTTCTGCACCAGCTGCATTGAACTTGACACCTTTACCGCCGGGGATTGCAGCAGCGTCCGACTTTGAACCCGCCGTAAAAAGAACATCAGCCGCACGCTTCTCTTTGGACAGTTTCATGGTTCGAGCAACTTTACGAACAATCCGCCCCTCTTCACTGCCGGGATATTGTGAATCTTCAATATCTTCCATTGCAATGGAATCACTAGCAGAATAGATCTTGGCTTTATAAGTCAAGTTAGTTCGATCAAAAGAGCCAATCATCGCACGACTTGCACCGGGCGCCCGCTCAAGATCTAACTCAGGTGACCCCATAAAGTTTCGTGTGTTTTCAATTAAGAGGGTACCACTTCTCTCAGGGATATTTACTTTCTCAAAGATTTGATCAGCAATCAATTGGGAATCACTAGGAATTGCCTCAATTGCGAGTGAGGTTAAAATCTGATCAACTGGATGGATATTGCTATAAGATGAAGCCATTGTTTAAACTCCTTATGCTTTAACAACAGATGGACCAGTGAACAATACTAAAAGCTGTTCACCGGCGCCCGCTGTTGATGTTTGATTGATATTAGGAAGAATGCGGCATACTGGAAAGTCTGAGCTTGTGACCGCTGCCACTTGTCCATTTGCTGCACCTGTTAAAAGTGGTGTAGAATTAAAAGTCAAAGCACCACCTGCGATTACTTTAGTTGTACCAAAGACAACCACTTCAACAGTATCACCAGCGTTACATGCAC